GGATTAAAGATATTTAATAGATTAGATGTAGATGGTGATATATCATTTAATAATAATTTACAAATAGTAAATGATGTATTAATAGAACATGATTTAAGTGTAAACAATCAAGTTGATGTAAGCGGGTTAAAGGTATTTAATAGACTAGATGTAGATGGTGATATATCATTTAACAATAATTTACAAATAGTAAATGATGTATTAATAGAACATGATTTAAGTGTAAACAATCAAGTTGATGTAAGTGGGTTAAAGGTATTTAATAGACTAGATGTAGATGGTGATATATCATTTAACAACAATTTACAAATAGTAAATGATGTATTAATAGAACATGATTTAAGTGTAAATAATCAAGTTGATGTAAGTGGATTAAAGATATTTAATAGATTAGATGTAGATGGTGATATATCATTTAACAACAATTTACAAATAGTAAATGATGTATTAATAGAACATGATTTAAGTGTAAATAATATTGCAAATTTTAATAATGTAAATATATTAAATAAATTAGAGGTAGATGGTGATGTGTCTTTAAATAATAATATTGAAATTAGTAATAATTTATTTATAAATAATAAAACCATAAGTAATGATTTATCTATAAATAATATTGCAAATATTAATTTTTTAAATATAAAAAATAATTTATCAGTAGATAAAGATACTACATTTAATAAAGATATTTATGTTACTGATATAAGTAGAGATAGAACAATAATAGAACCAATCTTGAGAAATTCAGGTATTGATGATGAGGGAATTGATAATTATTTTGAAAATAATATTCGTGTTTTGAAAATTGATACAGAAACAAATAAATTATATTATGGTGAAGTAGATTTATCTGGAAGTGATGTAAGAGTTACTATAGATGGAATAATTGAAGATTACTTATCTGAAAAAATAATAAATATAAATAATAAAGCTTTTTTCAATAATGATGTGTCATTAAATAAAAATGTAGAAATTTCAAATAATTTATTAGTTAAAGAAAAATCATATTTTAAAGGCAATACTATTTTTAGAGATGATATTATTTTAGTGAATAATGATCTAGAAAATTCAGAAATTATAATACCAAATCCTCCAATAGAAAATAACATGAGAATGATATATGGACCAGGAACGATAGGTATAGATCCTTCACCATATCATTCTTCTTTAAGTTATGATAAAGGTAAAGTAATAATATATGGTAATTTAGAAGTAATAGGAACAGAAACAATAATAAATACTGAAACACTTAATGTAAAAGATAATGTAATAAGAACAAATATAAAAGACTCTATCGGAGGATTAGAAGTATATAATATTGATGAGAAAATAGCAAATTTCATTTATAATCATGTTACAAAAAATTGGACAACATCAAATACTGATTTGACAGTTGGAACAAATAATTTTTTATCTAATAAAATAAAAACAAATGAAATAATTATAAATGATAAAACTGGAAATAATAGTTTAACGCCTCTAAATGGAAGAGTTTCTATTCCCAAATTATTTTCAAATGATTTAAGCAGTAATTTGTCATTTATAAATGATTTAACAGTTGTAAATATGAATAAAATAAAGATGGTAGATGAAATTGATTTAAATAATAATAAAATAAATAATATCGAATCATTACGTGGATATAGTAATAACTATTTGAAAATTTCATCAGATTTATTTTTTGAAAATAAAAATTTATTATTGAACAATAATAATATTAATAATATTAATAATATTTCAGGTATAAATAAAATTTTAGGAAATCAAAAATTAATATTAAATGGTGGTATTAATGAAGAAATAGATTTTAGTAATAATACCTTAATAAATATAGGAAAAATTAAAGGATATGATAGTAATTCTATAACATTATTAAGTAATGTAAATGCAAATAACAAAAGTATTGATAATATAAAGACGCTTTCAGGATATGATAATGAATTAATTATAAAAGATAGTACAGAATTAAGAGTAAATAATATTACAGCTTCAAATTCTGATATAGAAATAATACAAAGTGTTGATAATAAAAGAATTTTTATAGCAAATAAGGCTGATAATTCAATAGTTTTAGAAGCTTTTAGTGAGCAAGCTTACTCGAATGCAAAAATTACATTAAATTCAAATAAAATTATAATAAGTGAACAAACTAATGGTACTGATGAATTTATTGTAAAATCAAATGATTCAAAAATACAATCAAATAAATTAGAAATAAACTCAAATAATGTATATATAGGAAAAACTGGTTCAAATATAATAGTTAATGAAGATGTAAATTTTAATAATAAAAATTTAACAAATATAAATAGTATAGCATCATCAAGTATATCAACACCAAGTATATCTTCATCCTCGTCTAATATAAGTTTTAATAGTAAAAATTTAACAAATATAAATAGTATATTAACACCAAGTATATCTTCATCTTCATCTAATATAAGTTTTAATAGTAAAAATTTAACAAATATAAATAGTATAGCATCATCAAGTATATCAACGCCGAGTATATCTTCATCCTCGTCTAATATAAATTTTAACACTAAAAATTTAACAGATATAAATAGTATATCAACACCAAGTATATCTTCATCCTCATCTAATATAAATTTTAACACTAAAAATTTAACAAATATAGAAAGTATATCAACAAATAGTATAAAAGATAAAAACAATAGTCTGGGTAGTTCAAATCAAGTTTTAACATCAATTAATTCAAAAATAGTATGGACTTCTTTACCACCAATAGAACCCACCAATTTATCAACTTCACAAGCTAATAATAAATTTTATATTACATCGAGTACAGGAACATCAGCTGAAATTCCAATTTCTCAAGGTAATGTACATAATTATACTAGTGATGGACCGGGATTATTTACAAGTGATTTATTTGGTATATTAAAAAATATAAATCCTAATGTTATTGTTGATAGATTCGATAGTAGTGTATCAATTAAAATAACACCTACAAATCAGTCTACATTAATTGGAGGTGCTAATGACCAGCAAGCTGGTGTAATGACAAAGGATCAAGCTTTTAAATTAAATAGAATACAATCAGGTGCACAAGTAAATGTAGGTACTAATCTTTCAGTTAATAGAGAGAGCGGTCATGTAGATATTATTTCATCAACCGGAGATAATACTTCCATTGGTGCTGCAACAACAACTGATGCGGGTGTAATGACTACAGCACAAGTATCTATATTAAATAATTTAAATACTAAATTAGATAGCTTAGACACAAATAAAATAATTATAAATAATCATGATAATTTTTCTGATGGATTTAAACCAAACGCAACAATATTTAATTTAGAAAGTAATCAAGGTTATTTTCTTGAAAAAATTGTATTTGCTACTTCTGATAATGAAATAAAAAGTTTTAATGGTCAAGTACAAACAACAATTATTTCAAAATATCCATTGGGAAATGGAGAAAATATAAATGCTCATTTAAGTATAAATTTATTAAAATCATATTATACAACTGATCAAGTAAGATCTCCCGTAGTAGAACCAAAAATATTTTTTAAGTACAACGGTTCACAAGCATATGGACCAGGTTCACAGTGGATATTATTTATTTATCCAAAGGATTCTTCTACCGGTTTAACTATAAAACCTGAACAATTTTGTGGAGGAGGTGGGAGTCGATTAAGTTGTAATTTTGAAGAATTAAATTTAGATGCTGGTAATGAAAATAATTGTATATGTTTAACATGTACTTTTGCAGGATGGTGGGTATCTGGTATATCTCAACGTTTTTTTATTTCAGGTTCTATTTTTAATGATTATAATTCAATGCCTACATAAATTCTTTATATTTTAATAAATTTTAATATAATATTATATTAAGTAATAATGAATTTAGAATTATTAAATTTAATACCAGATGAATTATTAAATTTAATTTTCAAAGATTTAAAACCATCTGTAAAATATAATTTAAATAAAAAGTTATTTTATAAATTTTATAAATATCGTTTTTGTTTAATAAATAATAAATTTATGTTTCGTAAAAGCTTTATTGGAATGCATGATTTTTTTTACATTAATAATATTAATTATATAAACTACATTATTAAAAAAGATTGTTTAATGCATTTAAATTATTTAATTACAAATAAAATGAAATATGATAATAAAAATTTTATAATGAATAATTATATATATTTTCAAAATTACAAATTTATTAATTTTATTGATTTAATTTTTTGTTTATCAAAAAAGTATAATTCAAATAAAATATACGAATATATATTGTTATTTATAAAAAATAATAAACTAACAGAGTTAATTAAAAAAGAGCATAAATATAATTATAAAAATAATAATAATAAAAAAAAAATATGGAAAATTTAAATTTAAATAATATACTTGATAGAAATAATATACTTATTAATATAAAAAATATATTAGACAATTTTTCTATTAATAATAATAATAAAAAAGGTATATATGTATATGGTGATAATGGTATAGGAAAAAGTAAATTAATTTTAAATTTTTTAAAAGAAAATAATTTTGATGTTTTATATTATGATAATAGTATAATTAGAAATAAAAATTTAATAGAAAATATTTGTAGTAATAATTTGAGCAATAAGAATATTTATAGTATGTTATGTGAAAAAGAAAAAAAAATAGTTATTGTAATAGATGATATTGATTGTATGAATTGTGGAGATAAGAATGGAATAGTGACATTAGTAAAATTAATAAGAGAAAAAAAAACAAAAAAACAAAAATTAGAAAATTTTACAAATAATCCAGTTATTTGTATAAATGGAAGAGGTAGTGATAAAAAAACATTAGAACTTATGAAAGTTTGTAATGTTTTTGAAATAAAATCTCCAACAAATATTCAATTAAAAAAAATAATAGAAAATTTATATCCAAATATTTATAAATATAGAAAAGAAGAAAATATAATAATTGAAAAAAATATATTAAATTTTCTTGATAATAATTTATTATCATTTGATAAACTAGATTTTTATTATAAAAATGATTTTATATATAAAAAATTTTTTGATTATAATTTTATAAATACAAATTTAAATTATAATAATAATTTAAATATTAAATTAATTACAAAAAACATTTTATCAAATTCTTATAATTTTAATGATATTAATAAAATTTTAGAAAGTGATAGAACAATAGTATCTTTGCTATTTCATGAAAATATTGTAAATGTAATAGATATAGATAATTTAGATATTTATTTAGAAATTTTAGAAAATTTTATTTTTGCTGATTATATAGATAGAATAATTTTTCAAAAACAAATTTGGCAGTTAACAGAATATAGTTATATAATTAAAATTTTCTATAATAATTATATTTTGAATAAGAATAATCTATTAAAGATAATAAACATTGATAAAATCATATTTACAAAAGTTTTAACAAAATATAGTAGCGAATATAATAATTATATTTTTATTTATTCATTGCTTCAAATTTTTCTAGTAGATAAAATAGATATTTATATTTATTTTTTGAACATTTCAGAATTAAATATAAATGATATAATTTCAAAGTTAAAATATGTAAATATAAATAAATTAGAAATAATAAGAATTATTAAATTTATTAATTACATAATAACATTTAATAATAAATTAAAAGAAAATTTTAATAATGAATTAGATGAAGATTCTATAGATTATTTAGAATCATTTTAGTTTTTTAATAGTATTATTAATCAATCTTCCAATGCATTCACCAACATCTTCATTATCAAGATATTCATAAATATCATTATTTAGAATATTTTTATAATATTTTTTATTTTTTATTAAAATCTCTTCTAATTCTTCCTCTTCCTCTTCCTCTTCCTCTTCCTCTTCTTCCTCCTCTCCTTCTTCCACCTCTCCTTCTTCTTCCTCCTCCTCTTCTTCCTCCTCTGCTTCTACTTCTTTCTCTGTTTCTAGTTCTTTCTTCTCTTTCTCTTCTTCCTCCTCTCCTTCTTCTTCCTCCTCTCCTTCTTCTTCTTCCTCCTCTACTTCTTCCTCCTCCTCTCCTTCTTCTTCCTCCTCTTCTCCTTCTTCTTCCTGTCCTTCTTCTTCTTCTTCTTCCTCCTCCTCTCCTTCTTCTTCCTTCTCTCCTTCTTCCTCCTCTCCTTCTTCTTGGTCTTCTTCTTCTTCCTCTCCTTCTTCTTCCTCTTCCTCTTCTTCTTCTTCTTCTTCTTCTTCTTCTTCTTCTTCTTCTTCTTCTTCTTCTTCTTCTTCTTCTTCTGCTTCTTCTTCTCCCTTTTCTATTACTTCTTCATTTATTTTATTGTTTAGTGATTCTTTTTCTCTCTTTTTCTCGAGATATAGTTGACAAGTTTCTTGAATATATAAAGGAGCATCACCTAACTCTTTTTCATTATCAATAAAATTATTATTTTCGTGATTTTCACTTTCATTTTCACTTATCATTTCATCTTCACTTTCTTCTATCTCTATTTCTGATATTTCACTATACTTTTCATTTAATTTCAATGTTTCGATACCATCATTAGCTAATTTGTCTGCTAATTCATTATAATAATTGTTACTATGTCCTTTTACCCAATTCCACTCTACTGTATGAATATTACATAGCTCATCCAGTTTTTTCCAGAGTTCTATATTTTTTACCTCTTTATTTTGGGAAGTTTTCCATTCATTTTTTTTCCAGGAAATAATCCATTTAGTAATACCATCTCTTACATATTTAGAATCTGTATAAATTTTAATTGATTTTTTTTCATCAAAATATTCAAGAGATTTAATAGCAGCAAGTAATTCCATACAATTATTTGTAGTATTTTTTACTCCACCACAAATTCTTTTTTCTTTATTATCAATAATAATAACAGCTCCCCATCCTCCATCTCCTGGATTTCCTTTACAAGCACCATCTGTATAAATATTAATTGAATTATTTTTAATACTATCAATAATTTCTAAAGAAATATTTTCTTTAATAAAATTTTCTGAGTTATTTTTTAACATATTATAATCATTTTGTAAGTCTTTATATTCTTCTAATAATTTATCATATTTTTTTTTTAAATTATTATATTCAGGCAAAGAATATAAAATATTTTTTAAAGATTCAATAATAGATAATTCATTATTAAATTTTGTAAAATAATTACCAAGATTATTTTCTAAACTTTTTTTTACTTCATTACTTATAGTATTAATAACAAATTTAATTTCTTCTTGGGACATATTGCTTAAATATTATTGTATAAATAATTTTATATCAATTTTAAAATTATTTAAATATTATTTTTGTTTTGATAGAATTCTAGAATTAATAAGAAAATCTTCATTTTCTTCATAAATATCTGGTACAAATTTAGATAATGGTTTATCTATAACTAACAATAATCTTTCATACTCTAATAATTTTCTATATTCTTGTATATCTAAATTTCCATAAAATTTAGACAATAAATAATATGGAGATGGAGCTGGTTTTATATTTTTATTATAGTTATAAATTTTTCCATAAATATTATTTAATAAAGAATATCTCTCAAATTTAGTAGACGAATCTATAGATTCATTCATTAAATGTGCAGTAGCACATTCAGGAGAACAAAAACATCCATAACAATTATATTTATTATCTATATAATTTCTTGGTATATATATTGGATTATTATCAAATGGACAAGTACACCAAAAACAAGCAGATTTGTCTGAAATATTTAATGTTTTTAAATTATAGGATAATTCTTTTAATTTTTTATCAATAATTTTACGCTGAATAATATTTATATTAGAATTAATAGTGTTATCTTTTTCTTTATTAGTATCGGGATTAGTATTAGTATTAGTATTAGTATTAGTATTACTATTATTATTGTTATTTTTAGTATTAATAGTTGTAATATAGGATATATTATTATCAATTATATTATTATAATTATTATAATTATTATAATTATCGATAGTTTCATTTTCATTTTCACATTCACAATTATCCTCAATATTATTTTTTATAAAATTATATTGCAAATTAGTATCATTTATATTATAATTGTCAACAATACCAATATTTGGAGTATATTTAATAAAATTTTGATTGTCATTTATATCTTTAGTGTTACATTTTAAATGTAATATTACATTGGGAATAGTTATATTAGTTTTTATAATAGTTTTTTCTTCAATAATTTGACCACCTTTTGGTTTTCTTCCTCTTTTTTTAACTTGTTTACATAAACTAATATCATTAATAGGATTATCCTCAAGAGAATTATTAGATATATCTTTATTTATATTTTCATAATAAGATTTTGGTTTTCTACCTTTTTTTTTTATCATTCTAACATTCAGTAATATTATATTTAAAATCAAATTTAAATAGTTTTTATTTATATTTAAATATAATATTATTAGTTATTTTAATGATAGAATCATCTCCTTGGACAGAAAAATATAGACCTTCATCATTTGATAATATAATATTAGACGAGGTAAATAAAGATATTTTTGAGTCAATTATAGAAAATAATTATTTTCCAAATATGTTATTTTATGGCCCTCCCGGAACTGGAAAAACAACAACAATTATAAATTTGATAAATAATTACCAAGAAAAATACAATATGCAAAGTAAAGCATTGATAATACATTTAAATGCTTCAGATGAAAGAGGAATCGATATTATCAGAAATAATATATTAAATTTTGTAAATTCAGATATATTATTTATAGAAGGCGTTAAATTTGTTATTTTAGATGAAGTTGATTATATGACAAAAGTAGCACAACAAGCATTAAAATGTTTAATACAATCAAATACCAATAATGTAAGATTCTGTTTAATTTGTAATTATATAAGCAAAATAGATATTTCTTTACAATCAGAATTTATAAAAATAAGATTTAATAATCTACCTAAAAACGATATTTTTAAGTTTTTAAAAAATATAATAACTTTAGAAAAATTAAATGTTAATGATAAGACAATATATTCTATAATAGAATATCATGACAATGATATTAGAAGTATGATAAATTACATACAATCAACAAGTATAAAAAAAAATATTTTAATAGATAATGAATTACTTGAAAAAATGCTATTAGAAACATTAAAAAATAATCATTATAATTATATAAAAAGCATAGAAAACATACAAAAAAAATGTAGTATAGATTTAAATATTTTATTAAATAAATATATAAATTTTTTGATAACAAAATTTATAGATAAAATAAATTCATCTATATTGAGTATTTTTGAATTAAATGTTCATAATATTTCAACAAATATTTTTATAAATTTTGATTGTATATATTATACAATAATTGAACATAAAGATTTATTTAATCATTAACAATATTATTAGAAGAATTGATTCTTTTAAGTAATCTAGATTGCCATTTATTTTCTTTAATTTTTTTTTGAGGATTAAAATTATTTTTATTTAAAGAATATTCTGATGAAAAATCATGTAAGAATTCTTCTTTTATATTATTATAATAGTCATATATATATATTCTATTTTCTTCTTCTAAATTATTTATTTTAAAATGATTATATGTATTGGTGCAGTTAGACATTTTTATATAAATAAATAAAATTATTTTTTAAAAATAAATTTATTAAAAAATATTTTTAAAAAATAATTTAAAATAAATTGAAGAATTAATTTAAAATAATTATTATAAATAATTTAATGTCAATAGATGAAGAATGGGGATACTTTTTAGAAAATGATAATTTAGAAAATTATGAAAAATCAATTTCTTTAGATGAATTTAAAGATGAAGAAGAAAATTATATAAAAAAAAATATTGTTTTACCACAAGCAAGCGATATTTATATTTCAACAAAAACAAAAATAGTTTATTTGAATATTAAAGATATAAATATATATGAAATTTTTTGGAATATTGATATATTAGATTATAATATTCAGAAAGAAGGTATTATTAAAAAACAAATAAAACTATCTTTACCTAATAAAGAAGAAAGTATAAAATTAGATGAAAAATTAAAAAAAATTAACAACATAAAAATAAAAATAATAAATAAATTAGAAAATGACATGATAAATGACGTTGGAAAATATAAAGATATTAGAAAAATAAGTATTGGTTTATCTAAAAAAGATTTAACAATAAAAAGATGTAAAGAAAAGAGTGCTTTTTATAATTGTTTTGTATTAACATTAAGAATTAAGAGCAATGAAATTTTTAAAGAATTTCATATTAAAGTTTTTAATACAGGAAAACTTGAAATTCCAGGAATTCAAGATGATGAAATACTTTATAAAATAATTAATTACATTACATATACGATTGGTAAAATATTAAATATTAATATTTCTTATAATAATAATATCGAAAATGTATTAATTAATTCAAATTTTAATTGTGGATTTTTTATAAACAGAGAGAACCTTTTTAATATTTTAAGAAATAAATATTCAGTAAATGCAACATATGATCCTTGTTCATACCCAGGAATACAATGTGTTTATTATTATGATTTGATTAATAATAAAAAAGCAGATGATATTATTAAAACTAAAAATATATGTAAAATATCATATATGATATTTAGAACAGGTAGTATTTTAATTGTTGGAAAATGCAGTGAAGAAATTTTAAAAAATCATGTATATAAATATATAAAAGAATTATTAGAAGTAGAATATAAAAATATATTAATTTCAAATAATCAATTTGATTCAAAAAAAATAACAAAAAAAGATGTAAAAAATAAAAAATTTAAAAAAAAAATTTTATTTTTTAGCACTTAAATTATATTTTATACAATATCATAATCATATAGATTGGTATTATTTAAAAATAAATTTAAATTGTTATCAAAAAAATTATCTAAATTTTCATTTTTTTTATCAAATTCATCATAGCTTGTTAAATTATTTATAGTTTTAATGTAATTATGTAATTTTTCTAATGATATGTTTTTATTATATAAATAATTAATCCTTTTTTCTAAATTTGAAAAAATATTTTTAAATTTTTCTAAATAATTATTTTCTGAAAAAATGTTTTTTTTAATATAATAATCAAGATATAATATATAAAAATTATTTACAATTTTTATATTTTTTATATAATCAAAAAATTTATCATCATCTATTTTTTTTTTTTGTTCCATAATTTTTATATCGTTTTGTAATATAGTTTTTTTATATGCAAAAATAATAGCATCTTTAATTGTAAAATCAAAGTTATTTTCTTGTTTATTATTTATAAAATTAAAATTTATTTGATTTAAAAATTCTATAAAATATACATATGATTTTTCTGTATTATTATACACATCATTCAAAGTATTTAGTGTATTTAATGAAATATTAAATACATTATCTATTATAGTTATACCTTTTATATATAAAGATATATACAAATTATCATCGGTTTTTTTTATACTATTTAAAAAAAATATAGAATAATTTTTTATTAATAATAAATATTTTTTTAAAATAATATCTAAATTATTATTTATTAACATTACTATAAATAAATAATATTTTATAAAATATTATTTATTCTTTATTATTTTATTATTAATTTAATACAATACAATTTCTATGGAGTTATAAAATTTTTTGTTTAAATAATATATAATTCAGAACCATCATCATTTATGAAAGGATGGTCAAATTTACTTAAAATGTATTGTTGCATAGAACTTGATGCAGATGTTTCATCTGAAGGTCCTCCAGTATAACTGTCAATATTTTTAAAACATTCTATATTAAAATACTGTGAGTTACCAAATTTATTAATAATAGGTTGTAACCAAGGAGAATATTTTGCTGTAGTGTTAAAATATATATCAGAAGTATTAAATTTAAATTTTCTTCTATTGTAATATAAAGCAATAATGAATTTAGATAAATTTTCTTCATCTAAATTTGTATTCGTCAATATTCCATTTATTTTAACTAACATGGTATCCATATTATCATTTCTATTATAAGAATATGAATTACCATAGCCTCGATGAGGTTCTCTATTATAATTACATGCATATCTGCCCCACCAATCTTTGTGATCACCAGTATATGGAAGACTATATGGTAAATATATAGAATTTAATACATCTGTTATATCAGAATTAAATGAAATTGCTCCATATAAAAAATCTGTTAAATCGATACAATCTGAAAATTTACATCCAGTAAAATCTCCATTAAAAGAAGAACAATTTTTAAACATTTCTGAAGCATCTTGAATAAAATTAAAATTATATTTATTCATTTTGGTTCTTTTTCCAATTGTTTCGCCATTATTATATAAACGACAATTTATAAACATTTTTTTACATTTAATTGCAAAATCTGTTTTTTTTGGAAAGAAAATATTCATATCGTAACAATTTTCAAACATATTTTCCATATTAAAACTTTTATCAATGCACCTTAAATCCCAATTTAATAGATTTCCAACTCCAGAATTATATCCATTATTCCAATTATATAAGTTTTTAAAAGCATACCTAAAATCTCTTGAACCAGAAACTCTACTTCTTGAATTGTGTAAAATTGGTTCCCATCCAGGATTTTCATATTGATGTGTTATTTTATCCATATCAAAATTTATAACTTTAGAGAACCAAGATTCTCCAAAATCATCACTAATAATTCTTAATGTACCCCAACTTGATGCAGCAAGTGCAATTATTCGTTTACCATCAAATGATGCGCTCTTAATATGTCTTAAATTATAATTTGAAGTTGATTCTGGAAAATTAACATTATCACTTTCTATTGAACCAGGTGAAAAATATTTGACATTATTTATATGATTAGCAGGAGTGTTAAAAGTAGTATTTAATACTCCATCTGTAGCAGAATTAATATAAAACAATGCATTTAAATAAACAACACGTGGCTCATCAGTATATGAATAATCTATTGAGTAAATTGGTAAGCCATATATTTTATGTTGCATATTAGATGCATTACGAAAGAAAGTTAAATTTCCAGTAGTAAATATTATTACTCTAGTTCCAATATCTATAATATTAGTAATTGGAGCACCATATGATTGTTCCGCATTTTTTATAAATATACTGTAATCAGGATTAAGATTAGTCCAAAAATTTTGATGACTAACTGTATCATTATAACTATAAAGTCCTGCCTTGTCCCAAGTTGATTCAGTAGTACTATTGTAATAGTCATGGGTCTTGGATGCAATAATTATTTTTCCGCCATAATCATATACACCTATTGAAGTAATAAAATTAGGGTAGCCATTGACAGGATACCCCCCCGTACCGTGGAACTGTTTCCAAGTCATACCACCATCTCTCGATACTGCTGCTCTACTTGTGTTATTTGTAGCTCTTGAATGACCAATAGCAATTATTACAAAATCTTTATATCCATGTTTAGTATATTCAAAATCAGTAACAATAAAGTCATTCATCCACCCCGTCTCATAATTGTCAAATATATATTTATATTCCTCACCATCATCTTTAGCTTTTATTATTTGATCAATTACTCTTAGTCTATCATCTTCATCCCATGTAGTTGGTGCTAATGCGTCTTTGTGTCGTTCCTTTGCTGTTTTAAAAAACCACCACCAAGTTTCATATGTTGTATGCTCTTCTGGATTGCCCTGTGGTTCCTCACTGTAACCAAAATATCTTAAACAAGCTCTATTATAAAGCTGATTATGATCATCATTATAATAAGCCCTAGTAAAATTTCCATCCTCACGTTTTACAGCAGTTGTCCATGAATAACCATTGTCATTAGAAAAACATATAGGCGAAAGATAACGGCTCCATATATTTATTGCTCCACCCATAAACCATCGTCCATGCCCATTATTTAATTCAGGAATAAATTTGACAGCATACACTTCTTTTAAATTTTGATTTCTAGTTGTTTCAAGATAACCCCAATATGGATGAGGATTCCATCTTCTACCCCATGGTTCAGAACTCCAGTTAAAAAAAAACGCTGTATTTTTACTATCATCATTTACATAATGTCCTGGATTGGTATGTGCCCATGTACCATCTGCTTTCCATCCACCAGCTATACTTTTAGTCCAAACATAAACACCTTTTTGAATAGTATTATTATCTGATGGATAAGTTGTGCCAGCATCTACTTTTTCTGAAGTTTCTGCTGGAAATGTTTTATTACTAGTTGTATATTTAACTACTCCGCCGTCTGTTCCAATTATCCATTTTCCATTTCCATATGCAGCACATGTAATATTTCCCGCAAATACTTTAGGATTTAATGAATGATTTGGTTCATAAAATGTTTCACCGTTATCTGTTGATACAAACAAATTTCTATATTTATATGCAACCCATATACCTCTATTTTCATTTAAAAATTTATCATCTAATAATTTATATCTATTTAAGTTAGAATTAAAAACTGGTTTTGATATTGATATTTTGCTACAAACTTCTTCTAAATTTGTTTCATCCCATCCTAATACTTTTTTTGCTGTCATAATATGAGTATTAAAGTATGTTCTTTGATTTTCTAATCTTAATGTCCAATTTTTATTATTAAAATCACGAGATGTATCATAATTAAAAGCACTTTCTATATCTTTATACATAATATCCCAGTCTTCTTTACGTCTTGGTGGAAAAATATTCACTTTATTTTTGGCAATAGTTATTCTTTTTGGAGTATTATTAGTATTTTCTCCATAATCAATAATAACTCTTAATATATACATACCATTGCCCATGTTACTATTCCAATCTCCATTAAAAGTTACATCTCCTTTAGTACTATGCCAATCATAATTCTCAAAAAAACGATCGTTTCTAATTAAAAATGAAAAAACTGGTTCTCCAGCATAGGCGTTACCTTCGGCATATATATGACAATGTAACCCTATATCCGTATAACCAAATTCATGTCTATAATCATAATAAACAGAAGGGTTATAAACATTCATATTTATTAATTTTCCAAATAAAAAATCGTAAGTATGACTACCATTATTGCTATTATTATTATAAGCTAAATCTGACTGAACATACATCCAACGTGTATGTTTTGTAAATAAATGTGTAAATTTGGTACTTAAATAACTATTACCATAATATATATTATCACCATTATGTGGTTGATTAGGGTTAATAACATCTATAAATTCTGGTTGATCTGTTCTAAATGAAGAGCGAGAAAATATACTAGGTGGAGATTCTACACTAACTTTATCATTAGGCTGTGTAAAAGAACTAAAAGTACTATCAGAAAATGCGCTATTAAAAAATCCATTAAAACTATATATATGACCTGGATCCATAAAAGATATAAAAGTTTCTCTTGGATAATTAGAATAACTGCTTTTTTTAAATAATGTTAATGTTCTAGTTTCACGATTAGCTATATCATGACTGGGAATAATACCACCTTGTCCTTGCATATGATTAGTATAATTATAGCCAGGAGAATAAAGAATAATAGAATTAGCATTAAATGTAAGTGGTGATAAAATAATAATACGGTCTTCTCGTTGTGGTAAAGGTAAATAAAAACATGAAGTTAGAGAAATATAGTTATTATTATTTTTAAATATATTTAATATATTTACCTCCACCCACTGCCAAAATTCTTTAGCTGAATCATAATAAGAATTTGTTACATAAGGAGTATGAATATATGGGTCGTAATAAGGAGCAATATCATATGTCAAACTATGTCTACTACGTAGTGGCCCTCCAGTGACAGTGTGACCATTATAATTATAATCATTTGCAGGCCAACTTGTATTGTCTGAGTTAATAAAATTAGCATTAGGAAGTGTTTCAAAAACACTACCACCTGGAACATTTATTACTTTGTTATAAAATTGTGGTTCTATATCTCCCCAATAGTATTTATGAAATTTTTTGCCATTTTCACCAACCGGTTTAACAGTATATGGTTTCATATGAGTATGTGGTACTGTTCCATAAAAAAAGGGTCTTTTATAATTATTACCTTCAACAAGACTATTATAAATTTGTCTCCATCCATCTTCACCATAATGTGGTACATAAAATGTACCGTGTGAACCAGGAACATTAACCCTTGTAAAACCAGCGCCCCAATGATGTGCTTCATTACTATGGCCCAATTCTTCTACATTTACATTACCAAGATTTAATGAAAAATGAAGACCAATACATTTTTCTAATTCACTTAATTTTGGTAAACGATTATGGTTTTCTGATTTTATATTATATGGAGTCAAATATATTATATCATCTCCACTTGTAGGTTTAGATAATGCTGCACTAAATTGACCTATTCCTGGTAAATAATAATGACCTCTATTTTCATAAAAGTATATATTGCGAACATTATTTAAATGTTTAACTTTAACTACGAGTACATCATACATTGAACCAATATTACCATGATACTCATCACTAATATATCCAGGTATACAGTCCACTCTTAATGCATAATGAAATGGACTTTTTCCAGTAATATTATAATATAAATTTACATATTCATCAGCAGTAATGCCATATATGTTATCTGCAGGACATTGATGTTGATATCTACACATAACAAAGGGCCCAACATGAGCATCATAGTTATCTTGAATATTACTCGTAGTATTAAAATTTAGATTTTTAACATTTGAAGCATATATTACTTGAGGATTATATTCACTTTTATAAAAATAGTTTTTACTTCCATTAACACCAGTGGTAAATTTTCTAAAACCAAATTCCCAAGAATTTTGCATATGAAAAAGCATGCTATAAAAAGCAAGTTTTTCATCTGATGTTATTCCTATAGAGCCTCTAATTATTTCACGACACGGATCATTATAAACTTTTATTCGAGAGTCAATACCACTGTCACCGTTCCACAAGAATTTATTATTAAGATTATTAGTTACTGTAACATTTTCTGGTATATTACCATTCGGATAATGAACTTTACTTAAATTATTTTGATTTGTATGTGGCTGTTGTAATGAATTATAATAAAATCTTACTAAATGTTTACTAGCTTTTGTGGATATAACACGATTCCCACTGGTACCTGATATATAATATTCATATACATGTTTACTAGATTTTTCATTATCTTCATTGCTTTTATTTCTAATATCAGAATGTAAAGAGTCCCAATTACATTCACATTGATAAAATACAGTAAAAAACCAAGATAACATACCAGAATAATCTTGGGTAACATTAACAAGGTCATAAACACCTGAACTATTAAAAAATGCAGTAAATTTATCTGGATATTCTTGACTAATAGTTGTTCTATTATCGCTCCACCATCCAGTCATAAAACCAGGCCCATTATATGAAATATCATTTTTTGGTGGTTTATATTGTAAACCAGTATTAGATATTTTATTTTGAGCAGAAAAAAATCCCGCAAATGGCATATTTAAATATAAAATAATTGTATATTTTATATTTAATTATTTACTTAATTATTGTTAAATAATTTTATTTTTTATTAAATAAAGAAGCAGATAAAAAAAATGATGAATTATTTATATTAGTAGCTGTAATAACTATGGAAGTATTTTCTGAATTTGAACATTCTATATCATCTTCATAATTCATATATACATTATTAGATGGATTTGTAGTTATATTATCTTTACCATATAAAGTGCAAATTCCTTCAGGTACAATATGTATAATTACCTGCGAAGAATTTCTTTTTTCATTATCATTAGTTAATAAATTATTAAATTGAATATTCTTTATTTCGCTATTATTAGGAACTGAAATTATTTTAGTTAATAAAGCTTTTTCAAAATTTATATACAAGGTGTCTGTACTAAAATGAATATAATTAGTGTTAGAAATATTTGTGTTTAATGATAAATCATTACACATTATTGTAGTATCAGAAATAATATTTCCAGTGGATTTAATAACTCCACTAGAAGTAATATTTCTAGAGTTAATATCTCCACTTGAAGTAATATTTCCACTCGAACTAATCTTTCCATTATAAGTAACAATATCTCCATTTGAAGTACTAATATTTCCATTAGATGTAGTAATATTTCCATTAGATGTAGTAATATTTCCATTAGAAGAACTAAATGAATCTTGAATAACTAAATCTTTACATCGAATAGTTCCAGTATTTTCAATAGTTATAAAATCTGTAGGATCATCAGTTTTTCGAATATAAATTGCATTTCCAAGTTCAATAGGTATAGTATTACCTCTTATCTTTCCTGTATTTTGAAAGTTTAAATTATTTAAATTGTTTATAGATGTTGATGTTGATATTGAATGATGATTAAAGTTTAAAGTATTTAAATTAGTAATAGTTGAATTATCTTTAAAGTTTAAATTATTTAAATTAGTAATACTTGTTGATGTTGATGTTGCAAAATCTAAATCAGAAATTTTTTTTATAGGATTATCATCCATATCTAAAAAATGACTACTAATTTTTATATTTGCATTTTTAAATGTTAAATATAATTGACCTTGTATATTCTCTCTTTTTATATATGCTACTTTAGTATAATCTGGATATGGATATAAATTTTTAATATGTTCATCAATATTAGAAGTCATTAGTTATAATATATCAATACTTTTAAATTATTAATATTTTATATAAATTTCTAAATTTAATATTTAATTAATAAAAATTTAATATTTAATGCAATATAATAGTTTTACATGTATAGGAAGTGTTTCATTATCCCAATCTTCTATAGAACTAGAATTTATTATTGTAGTTGGTAAGTGATGATAGTGACTGCCAGCAGCATCAATACCATTTACACTTCGAGTAGTACTATTACTATAATCTTGAAAACTAGCAGGATAATCACGCCAATGACCAGTACCATTGCGTGTATTATATAAACCATGACCGTGTTCACCATTACTACTTGTAGTTCCATTTAAACTCATATCAAAATTATTAATTGGTTTACGTGTTGTACATGAATTAGTAATTCCATCTATATTTCCACCTCTAATAAAAGAACCAGAATTATTTAAATCTGGTAATTTAAACATTAATTCATTAATAACACCACTGTCATCCCATGTATCACCAATTATTTGATATAAATTTATATATGGTTCAGCTTTTTGTATATATTTTCCATCACATTCTAACCAACCATCGGGAGCTTTTTTTGTTGCAAAACTTAATATTGTACCACAAGGAACAAATGGATTATATATTTTTTGATTTATTAAATCTTCACTAATATTATAATTTTTCATTTTAATATTAGCATTACCATTTAAATTTAAATTAGAATTTATTGATAAGTTATTAAAATTAGAATTATTATTAACAAACAAATTATTTATTTCAGAATATTCTGTATTTACTATTAAAGTATTTTGATTTTCATTTTCATTGAAAGTTTTTTTTTCTGATTTTATAAATTTGGACATTATATATATATAATTTATAGATTATATTTAATATTTAATACAATATAAAAATTTTATATTTTTAGGTGCAGTTTCATTATCCCAATTTGTAATATCAGAAGAATATATTGTAGAATTAATACTATGATTGTGATTTCCTGCTCCATGTACTCCTCTCATATAGTCTTTGTCAGCTCTTTGATGTGAACCATCCCAATTTCCTTGTTGCCTAAAATAATAATAATCTTGTTCGTGACCTTTATACCATAAATTATGTTGATGTTCACCTGAATTATTTAAAGTTCCATTTACATGGATATTAAAATTTTTATTTGGTTTACGTGTTGTATCATGATTAATAATACCATCTACATTTCCACCTCTAATAAAAGAACCAGAATTATTTAAATTGGGTAAATTAAATGTAGTAGAATTATCTCCAACTCCCCAAGTAGTACCTATTATATTAAATAAATTTGCATAAATAATTCTCGAAATAGCATTTCCATTGCATTCTAACCAACCATCAGGTGCTTTTTTTGTTGCAAAACTAACAACAGAACCACATGGAAAAAATGGATTATATATTTTTTGTTCTATAGAATTTTGACTAAAATTATAATTACTAATTTTAACATTAGTAATTCCATCAATAATTATTTCATTAGAAATAGTTGCCCCACCATTTAATGAACAATCATTATTAACAAGCAAATTATTTGATATTTCAAGAAATGTTGAATCAAATTTTAATTTTTCTGAAGTAGAATCAATTGTTTCTTTTCTTATACTTGCAATAACATCATTAACAGACATAATTATTATATATATAAATTATTATTTATAATTTAAATAATAATTTATAAAATTATATTTTATTAATATTTTATACAATATAAAAATTTTACATTTTTAGGTGCAGTTTCATTATCCCAATCTGATATGTTTGTAGAATTTATAGTTGCTGAAAAAGTATGATTGTGATCTCCTGCGGGATCAATACCATACATTCTTTGTTTCCCTCCACTATGTAAACCTGCTCTATGAGATGGATAAAACGGTAAATTACCCGCGACTTCTGCATGTCCCGTTGCATGTCCACCCCCATCTTTAGTATATAAACCATGGTTATGATGTCCATCATATTCAGTAGTATTTCCATCAATGGTTATAGTAAAATTATTTTTTGGTTTCGAAGTACTGTCTATATAATATTGTCCATCTACATTTCCCCCTTGAATAAAATAACCAGCACTATTTAAATTTGGTAATCTAAATTTAGTAATATCATTATCTTGACTATTATCCCAAATATTACCAATAACATGAAATAAATTTTGATAATCACTTTTTAAAATATAACTTCCATCACAATCTAACCAACCATCAGGTGCTTTTTTTGTAGCAAAGCTAACAACAGCACCACAAGGAATATATGGATTATAAACACTTTGTTGAACACTATTTTCATTAATATCATAATTATTAATTTTTATATTACTATTTGCATTAATATATAATTCATTTGAAATAGTAGTATTTCCATTTATTATAGAATTACTATTTACTATTACATTTCCAGAAAATTCTACATAATTTGAATCCATTATTAATGTATTTGTGTTTGGAATTTGATTTATAGTTTTTTTTTCTGCTTTAATTTTTGCTATAAAAGGATTAAAAGACATAAATATTAAAGTATATATATAATTTAATATTTATATTTTTATCTTTATTTATATTTATATTTTGATATTTATATTTTAGTATTTAAATTTAACATTATTTTAAATTGTATTTTTACCCGAAGCAATTAATAATTCATTAAGAGCAGATTTTATAACATTTACTTGATTTTTTAACTGATCATTTTCATTTTTTAACTGATCATTTTCATTTTTTAAATTATTTATTTCTGTTTCTTGATTTTGTACTACTGCATCTAATTCTTTAATTGCAGTCAGACTATACGTTAAAATACTGTTATAACTTAAATTGTATTTTGCTTCTACAAATTCACCTGTTTCTTCATCTGTATAGTCACCACCATTTACATAACACGATAACTCTGGAATTTTAAGAACGTCTTGAGCAATAACACCGGCCTCCCATATCCAAGGACCTGAAATGTCACCTGTGTAATTCGCTTCTTTCATATCCATAGTTTTTTGATACTTTTTGGGTTTTAATTGTCTAATAACAAATAAACCTTCGTTTATATCAATTTCATTATGTTTTAATCTGTCATCACTTGTAAAAAATATATGCTGCGTGAAGATACTTCCTCTACTAACTATAATTGCGTCTTGACCTCCAAGAGTGGTATTTAATGTTCCATTATAAGAAATACAAATATGTCTTGCATTAGAAGACCAACCATTTCCATGGGCATTTCCGATAGATCCTGTTCCACGAATATCCATTAAGACACCGTGTTTTGTCATACTTTCAGATGAACCAACCAGATGTCCCCAAAAGTGTCCGTTTCCATAAACTGCACTATTAAAAGTGACTGAACCAGCAAGAGATTGACTACTTGTTGTAGTAGTTGAAAGAAAATCTCCCACATTCTGCCAAATCGGTGGAGAATTAATTCCTTGTGATTTTAATACTTCGCCACTTACTCCATAACCACTATTACTTGAATCTTCTAATTTAATTATTCCATTTATATCTAAATTATTAAATGATGCATCTCCTTTTACATTTAAAGTACCAGTAACATCTAGATTATTATTTACATTTAAATTACGAGTAATATCTACATCATTATAAAATGATGCCGTTCCTTGCACATTTAAAATAGAATTCAATGTTGTATTTCCTTCTACTTGTAAAATTCCATCAATTATTGCATTATTTGAAATTTCTAAAGTATTAAATTTTGCATTTAATGTTGGTAAATCATATGATGTTACTGCACTATCATAGAAATTTATACTATCTTCTACAATTAAATTTTGCGTTTTTGTTGTTGTAAAAAATGATTGTTTTCCA